TCTTCTCCACCCCAAACCGAAACTGAGTTTATTGCAGGATAGTTTTTTGAAATGTAGGCTTCATAATCGGAAAATGTAATTAATCGATTTTGTGTGGTATATAAAAGAGGCGCAGAAAATTTAATATTATCTACTGATTCTCTCTCAGCGCCACCAGCAGCTTCACTTATTGGATCAATAATAAAATCCGTCTGTGAATTACCTAAAGAATCGGACAATGTATCAGTCGCAACAAAATTGTTTGCTTTATTTGCCGCACTACCATTCGTAACGAGATATTGTATGTTTAAAATTGCTCCATTAGGCAACTTTTTACCAATTACATTGTCGCCAAAATAAATATCATATTGTTGATTTTTACCTTCTTGCAAATAAAAGACCTCAGACTGTGTGCTTGTATTACTAGAGTCTGTTGCCAAAGTATATACTGATGTTTCACTGCTTGTTACCAATGGTTGAATAGTAACTTGAATTGTCGAAGTATCTACGTCTTTATCTGGTAATGTGAAAATTTGTTTAGGATTTGCAGCTTCATTATGAACATAAGTATAAGATACTAATTGACCTTCGTAAATAGGTAAATCGAAGAATGAAAAATCCGTATTTGCTTTAGTTACTTTCAATTCTTCTAAAGTAACAAAGCCATAACTAACACCATCGATGTCTTCTGATAAAAATCTAAAACCTCTAGGTATTGTTATTGTAGATGCAGTGGAAGTTGCAGTATTCACAGTAAAATTAATTAATGCACGTGGAGACTTACGTGAATAAGGTAAATATCCCAAAACTTTTGCATGTGAAATTACAGAATCTCTTAATAGAGCCGTATCCATAAAAGACTCGTTAGCTACCATATTTAAATAGTAGGCTTGATAGTGAGTGTTATATGCAAGAACATCAAGAAGAACAGAAAGGCCAGAACCTTCAAAGTCATAATCAGTAAACTCAGATTGTTGACTTAGAAATGTCTTTAAATTTTCTTTGATCGTATCAAAATCAAGATTAGTTACAGATAAAGTGTCTGCCATTTTTTTATCTAATTCTTTCTAGAAAAAAGTCAATTGTGATAGGGCTTGGGTTGTTTATAATAAAAAATTCCATTGAAATATTATATCGATTTTCGTCTGGATAAGCCGTTGCTCTTATACCTGAAATTTCAACTCTAGGCTCATAATTTGTAATTGTTTCCACAATTGCTCTTTCCAGTCTTGCGGAGATAATTGGATCAACATTTTCAAACAATAAACTTCTAATTCCACTACCAATCTCTGGTCTAAAGGGCTTTTCATAAAAGTTCGTAGAAACAAGATTTTTTACAGAATTGATTACTGCATATTCATTAACATGCTTGTTTATGTCTTTTCTAACTGGATGAACTATAAAAGATAAGTCTAAATCTTTAAAGGTTCTTTCAGCAAGTATTCTTGGATTTGATGATGTTATTGTGCTAGCCATTGTTTATTTATTCTAGTTAAATTATGCTATTGCCGTTATTGTTAAATTAGGCATACAAAATTGTGCGCCACCTGCACCATCCCAATATACTGTTTGATGTAGCAACTGTCTTGCATTACTTGCGCCATAATCTCTTACTTGCCATTTTATTTGTTTAACGGCTGTCCAAGATGACTGAGCGCCAGTGTTTGTATTGCCTGCTCCAATATTAAAAACCCATCTTAACGTTGAAGTATCTTCTGGATATCTTCCTGATCTATTTCTTCTTGCATAGACAACTTCTACGTTGTCGATATAAAGTCTCCAATGTGAAATAGCATGATCATGAGCCCAACCTAAAAATGCAGAGTATTCATATATGACTTTTTTTGCACCAACTGGTGGAACATAAGATATTACCGAACCACCAGCATCAGCATATGACGTTGTGATTGATTGAACAGCAGTAATATTTGGCCAAACGTATGAACCTGAAATTCCCGTGACTGTGGAGCCATCACATTGTCCAGTTAAACACTCGATAATCGAACCAGGCCTGAATCCAGAAAAAACGCCATTTTGAATTATCGTATTACCAGAAGAATTTGAGATGTTGTCTACGACTAAAACAGAACTCATTATGCTACCTCCGTCAATTCATAGCCATATTCTTGATATTGATGAACCAAATATGATACTGTAGAACCACTAATTAGTCTGTAGTTCACAACATATTCAACAAATCCTGTTGTCGCGGGACGATCAATATACGTATTGTTTATAGGTCCCCAGTTATCACCTGACATATAAGTCCAACCATACGAGTAACGAACTGCTGCGTTTGTGAATGGAGTTAAAACAGTAAAAGCTCCACCATTAATCCTCCTGTATAAAAGTAAAATCAGTGGACTTGTGCCGGAACCTAAAGCCATAGTGCTATAAAAACGAACATGAATTCTGCTATTTGAAAATTTTGGAGTAATACCAGCAATAAGTCCAACTGACGCTTCAGCCGTTGTGACTGTAGAAATGTGTGCTGTCGGCATTACAGATGTGTGTTGCATTTGAACAATAGAACCATTTGCCGAATTATAACCAGAAAAACCAGATGAATCTGCAACGACAAGTCTACTTCCAGAGGCAACGGTAATATCTCCGTTTCCACTTCTAGATTGTAGCGCATTCAGTTTTAAGGTGCTCATTACGTATTATTAGATTTAGGAAATTGATTTTTAATTGTGCTTATGGCAGTTTGCCAATTATTTGTTGCATTTACTTTATCCCAATAAAGCATATCCAATTGTTCTTCTATTGGTGGATAATTTTTTGCCCTCTGACGTTGATACTCTAATGACTCATATTCTGCTTGTAAACGAGATGCCTCTGTCAAGATTTCTTCTTCGGTGGGTTGTGGATTTATCGTATCTAGCCAAGTAATACCATCATAAGTATTACCATCAACTGTCCACGCCGAATTGGGTCGTAAACTCAATAATGCTTTTGTGATATCCATTATACTGCTATCTCCATTAATGTAATTGTAGACACTGGCACAGCATCATAGTCATTTGCAAGAACTTGAAACGCTCCTGATCTATTTAAAAAAACAGCTGGTGCGCCACTATAACCACCCAATTGAACTTGATATGTAATAGCAGAAGTAGTGGCGGGTGAATCTTGATGTGTTCCAGCCAAAGATGATATGTTATATTGTGAAGCACTAGCACCTACGTTATACATATTAATTGTTCCTGTGCTTCTGGGTCTACCACCTTCAGCATCTCCTACCACCGGAAAAGAAGTTACTCCACCAACCGTTTTCTTTAATCTATATGTTTGTTGATATCCAGAACCCGTTGTTTGCGAACCAATATATAATTGAGTTAAAATTAATATTCTGCTTGTAGATAATAATGGAGTGATGGTTGCTGACAAACCAGTAACGTCAATAAAATATCCTCCATTATCAACTACAGATGTTCCAGTAAACGTATTAGTCTTACTTGTGTGTATAACCTGAAGTATAGAACCAGGTGAAACCAATTTTGATCCTCCGCCAACGGTAATCAAATTGTTTGAAGCAATTGGTGCTTGTAGATTACTTAAAATTAAGGTACTCATACAATTGTCCAAACAGCGCCATTTTCCATGGTCACTGTTACACCAGTCGCAATTTCAATTGGTCCTACTGACATACGATTATAATCATCCGTCAATGTAACATCTTCTTCAATTACTTTCTTATTCAGTCTGAACAAAGGTTCATATAGTTCAGTAAAATTCTCATCCATTTCAGGATAAGTCAGTGCTGTTCCTTTTGTGCTTCTTAATGTTATCGTCATTTTTAAACTCTATTAGTTTGGTTTATTTGTATCGCCATTATCAGCCCAATAGATGCCAATATATGCATTAAATGCTGAACTTACATAACCTGGATTATCGTCAATGTAGTCGAATGCAACATATTCAAATCTTTCAGTTTCTTTTTTCGTAGGTTGGCTTGTGAACGTATACCCCGATGGATCCAAATCTGCCATTTACCCACCCGCAAACACATTTGGTGAACCTGATACCGAAGCATTTGGCACCCAACTATCATGACCTCCTGTTGAGTCGCCTTTTCTATGCACTCCAATACCATTGACAAACACAGTGCCACTTGCGCTTGTTGCAGGATCACCACAAGCAGTTTTGTCACCAAGCCTTACTGCGGCCGCACCATTGACAAATACGTCAGA